GGGGCAAATTACTTCAAAAGCGCAAAGCAACTGGCGAACCTTATATTTTATTTAAAGGAAATACAAACAAGCAAAACCCTTCAGCTTACAAAGACAACGCGCTAAAGGTGCATATGACAAATATATGTAGTGAAATAACATTACATACAGATGAAAATCATTCATTCGTTTGTTGTCTATCTAGCTTAAACCTAGCTAAATATGACGAGTGGAAAAATACAAATATTATTTATGACTCAATATGGTTTCTTGACGGCGTGCTTGAAGAGTTTATACAAAGAGCTAAATACAGAAAAGGTTTTGAAAACGCTGTAAGATCTGCTGAAAAAGGTAGATCATTAGGTCTTGGTGTACTTGGTTGGCATACTTATTTACAAGAAAAAGGTTTACCTTTTGAGGGTTTATTATCACAATATGAAACTAGAAGAATCTTTAGCCAAATCAAAATCGAATCTGAACGAGCTAGTATGGCTCTTGCAAATGTTTATGGAGAACCTCTTTGGTGTGTCGGTACTGGCTTTCGTAATACCCATCTTCGCGCTATTGCTCCCACTGTTAGTAATTCTAAACTTTCTGGAAATATTAGTCCCGGGATTGAACCCTGGGCAGCTAATGTTTTCACCGAACAAAGCGCAAAAGGTACGTTTATACGGAAAAATCCTACACTTGTTAAAGTTCTGGAAAAGATAGGAATTAATAATAAAGAAACATGGGACAAAATATTAGCAGATGGTGGTTCGGTACAGGATATAAAAGAATTAGACGAAGATACCAAAGAAGTCTTTAAAACATTTAAAGAAATAAATCAATTAGAATTAGTAAGACAAGCTGGTATACGCCAGCAATATATAGATCAAAGTGTAAGTTTAAATTTAGCTTTTCCAGCTGAAGCAACACCCAAATGGATAAATCAAATACATTTAACGGCTTGGAAAAAAGGAATTAAAACTTTATACTATATGCGCACAGAAAGTGTGTTACGTGGAGATATTGCACAAAAAGCAATGCAAGAGTGTGTTGCGTGTGATGGTTAGTTTGTTTATTATAATTAAAAAAGGGGATCACAATCGTGGTCCCCTTTTTTGTTACAGGATCTTTGGGTATGGTACGCCCATTATATTTTGATCCTATTGTTCTTGTGGTGGAAGTTGGAAAGAATCTAATGTGTCTAAAAATCTTTGATCTTTNATTTCTGCGTCATCAGTAGGCACAAGTCGTANTTCATTTCTATTAGTGTCGTAATAAAACTCGTTTTTCTCTCTATTATATTCAGCTAGATTTTCTTCAGGAGTAATTGGTTTACCCATTTTTTCTGTTCTATNCATGTAACTAGCTTTAAATTTATTCCAAGCGTTAACTGCAGCTGTACTATCATTTTTAACACCTGTGCTAGATATTGCTTCACCATTTTGTCTTATAGGTATAGGCACCTGCATAGGAGGGTTTGGCAAATTCCTCTTTATTGGTTCTCTCTTTTTTTCAACTACTTTTTTAACTTTAAAAGGTGCCATGTGTGGTAATTTATAATTACCTATATTAAACTTGTTCATATTACTTTGTATTTAGTTCTACCGCGTTCATCTTTATATGCTTTTAAACAACGGTTTCTGTTATCTTCTTCTGAAACATATGATATATGTACCCAATTAGGATTCATGTCTGTACCAAACTCCCATATCATTTGATCAAAATCTAAATTTTCTTTAACCCAGTTGTACATCTCAGCATTAGTCTTATAACCAAAGACATCGTCTATATCAATTGCTTGGCCTTTGCAATGTTGGCTGGTTTTACTTCCGCCAATTGCTTTATTAAGTTCAGCTGATCTAAAAAACGAGTTAACTTTTATTGGTCCACCAACCCACTCACGTAATGGTTGAAATATTTTTTCTGCAGTTAACTTCATTACTTCTACTTGTTTAGCTGTAGGTGTATTATCTATACCTTTACGCTTAGCTGTTTGTGAATGTATAGCTTCTGCGTAAGTTATGTTAGGACTTATCTTCATCTTTCTTTAATCTTTTTCTTACTATATTCATAGTTGTTTTCATTTTAGCTGCGTAACTAGGTCTCTTTTTTCTATTAAAAACAACTTGTTGATTTAAACTTCCAATAATCTTTTTTAAATTACCTTTTCTAGTTTTAATTAACCAACTAGCTAATGCACCTGCAGACAGATCATTGAATTTACCTTTAGCATCAGGTGCGTCTGAATGTTTAAACTCACCCATGCGTTTAAAAAATGGTGATGTATACATATTATTTTTCTTTATTTTTATTACAGAAGTTTCTAGCAGCTTCTCTACTACCAAAACCCCATTTTTTTAATGCCATTGCGTATCTTGTAGGTTCTCCTTTTTTATCTTTCATAGAACCTTTCATACCAGCAAATCTACAGGCAAAAGAAACTCTACGCTTACCTGTTCCAGCTGTTTGTCTTTTACCTAACGTTTTACCAGTATCTTTTTTATGATCTTTACGCATCTTTCTATTTTGCTTTTCATAAGCTTCTTCTTTAATAGTAAGAGGTGTATTACGTTGTTGATCAGCGTGTTTTATTGCTTGCTTATTACCTGATCCACGACCAGCTACTGCAGCTTGTCTATCACGCATATCGTTCCAAACTCTAGTATGCATTACACTAGCGGCACAATGTTTAATAGGATTTTCCATTATTCTCCACATTTTTTAGAAGGATCATCTACTCTTCTCCAGTCTTCTTTTTCAAACCAGTCACGTAATGTAGCTCCTTTTTTACGAGCTCCTTTAACATTTGTTTTAGATGATCGTTTGTATTTACCTTTTGCACCAGCAGCTCTTTTAGAGTTTACCAGTTTTTCTCTTTGCTCTTTACTCATGCTTCTTATTTTAGAAGCTGGTAAACAAGTTTTAGTTGTACCACCGCCTTTTTGTTTTTTCATCGGTGATCCTTCTTTCATTTCTTCAATATGATCTTGTACTACTTCAGCTTGAGCTAAATGCATTTTAGAAGCCTTCTTTAATTGTGATACAACACTTGAAAGAGTTTTGTCTTTGTGAAACGGTGATATGTATGTCATTTTCTTTTACAATCTTGCATGTTAATAAACCAGTTGGCTAATTGTACNTCACGCTTTGTAGCATTTCTACGAGCTTTTAACTTACCAACNTTATCACATGTAACATCTCCACCATATAATTTATTAACACGTGCTTTTAAAACACCTCTGTATTCTTTAGTTAATGGAGATTTACCATGTTTTTTTCTTACTTTATTTTTACAAGCTTTAGCTATTGCTTGTTGTTTAGGTTTGCCGCCAAACTTAGACCTTTGCTCCATGACAGTTAATATCTGTATTTTTCTAGCAAAAGGTTTACTCAGATTTAAAACTTTACTACATGTAGATCTTGCATCTGCTTCTGTAGCAAACTTAATACCAACAGTATCTTTTGGGTTTTCATCTGTATAAAGCCTACGACCTGAACCTTTAGGTTTTTTACCTGTACCTTTTTTAGGGTCAGCCATTATTTTTTACCTCCGCCAAATTTACTTGGACCTCCAGCTTTTGTACATCTTACACCCCAACCTGAAGCATAAGCACTTGGCCAAACTTTAAACTTTCTTTTTGCAGCTGCTTTACAAGCTGAACTTATTTTTCCGTATAATGGTGAACTCATAATTAATCTATTTCGCTAAACACTGCGTATACTTTTACCTTACCACTAGCTATTAAAACTTTGTGTTCTTTTACAACTTCTACAGCTGATGGATAATATTTAGGATTAGTACTGTTTAACTTTCTTTTTTTCATTAGAACTGACTTGCAGTGTTTATTTCATTTATTGATTCTTGTATTTCTTCTAAATCAGCTGGTAACACAAGATCTAACCCAGCTTTAAATACTTTTTCTTTTACACCACCTTTAAATATAATTAATGTTGGTGCCATTCGTACTTTATATTTTTTCTTTGCTTGTGGAGCTTTAGCAATATCTACTCTATAATAAACAGCGTTTTCTATTTTATCCCAATCACCAAAACAGTTAACTTCGTTAAACTTAGCCCAAAACTCCACTAATACTATTTGCTCTAAATTAGAGCCAAAAGCTTCTTTTTCATTTATTTTATTTTCAAAATTATTGTCATCTATCCAATATTCAACAGGAACTTCTTCCTGACCATATAAATTAAATGTAAGTAAAAATGCAATTATATATTTCATTATTTATCTTTTTGTATTTCATACAATCTTTCATCTATTTTTTCAATAGTTTCTTTGATTTCTTCTACATCTTCTTGAGTATCCATAATTGTCTGACGTATCAATTCGTCTTTTAAATCATACTCAACTCTATCAATAGCTGGCTCAGGTAAAGTTCTTGCTTCAGCTATGTCTGCTTGTAATCCAAACCACATACCCGCAAGAGTTAATACAAAACCTACTATCATACCTATTGTTTTAAGATCTAGTGTTACTTTAGTTTCCTCGCCTATTTGTGGTGCCGCCATTTTATTTTAATGTTATATTCAGACCAACTGAACTGTTATATATTTTACTATCCCAGAATTTAGTATATTCACCTTCAACAAACACTCCAATATTTTTACTAAGCTTCCAGCCAAATACTACACCTGCTTGATAGTCTTCCCATTGTTCTAAATCTGAGTCTTGACGAAGTCCGCCTAAACCCCAATTGTTTCTATTTAAATAACTAAAGTCTTCATCACCTTTTAAATATCTATGATATGGTAACAAATAAGAACCATAAGCATGAAGCCAGAAATTATTTTTATAATGATAAAAGTCAAAACCGACCACAGGTGATAACACACCAAAAGGATCTAATAAATCCCACTGTTCGTTATTATAACGATTGATCAGGTTTTCAAAAACCGTGTCCCTAAACTGTAAATCAGTATAAGCGACGACATTTCCTTGTGGATCATACCAATAATAATCATATATTTCTTCACCATCAATATCTATAGTAACCCATTGATCAGTAAAGCCATAATTATAACCTAGTTGATACCAGTAATTAATAGGCCAACCGTTTTCATCTGTTTCATTTAACCATATTTCAATAGGATTATATCCATAAGGTCTTTCATGTGTACGATATATAACTCCAGCATTAAATGAAAACTTATCACCCATAGGTAATTTAGCTCTAACTTCAGCTGACTTATAATTAAAATTTATTTTACCTTGTTTTCTACTTTCTACTTTAACCATATGGTATTTACCACTGTGTTTTAGAAAATAACGGTGATTTTTAAATACTTCATCTCTAGATCTTTCTTTTTCAGTATGAAATACATATTCCAAACCTTTAATCGGTGAATTAGAAGCAGCTAAACCAACGTTAGATTCAGTTCCATCGTAGTAATGTGAGCTTTTAAATTCATAATCAAATCTAGCAAGCTTACGAATACCAAAACCATATCTATAATCAAAGTCATAAACATCTGTTCCATCAACCACAACAGGTGGCTCATATATGTTACCACTTGGATTAGTTCTTACAAAATAATCTTTAGGTTGTTCTTTAGGGTTTTGTATATCACCTGCTATATAAATAGTACTATATTGAAATAGATCTTTGTATATACTTTTAAATAAGTTCTTTTTTTCTTGAGCATTAGCAGATACCGCAATAACCGCCGCAAAGAGGACAAGGATTAGTTGTTTCATTTGTCATTTTTTCTTGATTTACGTTTTTTTCTTTTTTTCTTCTCCCACTCTGTAATCACATAAGCTTGTACTGTTATTTCCTTAGGTTCTACACAGTGATTTGTTTTAATTACTTTAACTTTATAGTTAGGTAATTTTTCTTCTTTAATAGTAATACATTTCTTTTTTTCTTGAGAAAATATATTTAAAGAGAATATTAATAATAGAATTAAAATATTGTTTTTCATTTTATTTTTTTACTTTTCTTCCTTTTCTAGCTTTACCTTTTATAGCATCATCAATATCACCAAGTTGATTACCAACTTCTTTAATTGCTTTAGCTACATCAGATAACTCTTGTGTTGTTAATTTATATCTTTTTTTAATTTCTTTAACTGTTGCAATAGCTTTTTCATCAATGTTTGTTTTACTCCATAATAAATTCCAAACGTCTATCCAGTATTGTTTTGTTAATTTCCACATATTATTTTTTCTTTTTATAGTATTGAATTACACCATCAGGTCTCTCTATTTGTACATAATCAACTCCTAGTTTTCCATCTGGCTTACCTGCGTTTGGTCCAGTTAAAGGTACTCTTTTAGTAAAGCCTTGTTTCTTAACCTTACGCACTTTGTTTTCGTATTGTTCTTTTAATTTTGCATCTTCTTTTTCCTCTCTATCTATAGTACTTTGTCTTCCCCAATAAGGTAATCCAAAGTTCCAACCAGTCCAACCCATAACTAAAGCTACTTTTGTCCACATCCTTGTTGATTCATCAGAAGCTTGTCTTAAGTTGTTCATTTTTTGAAGTACTCTATCTACAGGCGCATTAGTAGCAGCTGATATTACTTGCGCAATTGCTAAATAAGCTGGGTTATCTAAGCTCCAACCTCTTCTTTTCATTTGATCTGTATTCCACATAAATGTTTTAGCAGCTGTTCTAAGTTTTCTAACTTTTGAATCTATAACTGGTGATACATCAAATACATCCCATATAACTTCTTCATAATCAGGACTTTTTCTTTCAGACTCGTCCATTATTTTCATTGTTATATTTTTAGCAGTAGAAATAATTGCGCCACCAAAACCAAGACCAAATAATAATGAATCTGCCATACCATTGGCTATAGATGCTGCTCTGTCGTTTTCTTTTTCATCGTCTTCATCAAATAGCATAGCAAATAAACCTTGCTGTAAAGCATTAAATAATAAGTTTTGCATACCTACATAATAAACAATGCTAGATAAATTACTCATATCACTTTCACGTTGAGTCATACCCGGTTTTTTACGTCTATTAAATAGATCTTGTATAGATTTTTTAGTCTTCCTATTAAACTGCATTGTTACATTTTGGAAAGACAATATTGTACGACCAAATATACTAGCTTGCTGTGATGATATTTTAGACGGGTTACTTGACTGTTGTGTTTCTTCTGCTACCGCATAAAAATCTGCAAATGCTTTTTCATCAGCTTCAGCTTCAGTATACAGCTCACCTGTTGCTGGATTAACTCTTTTAAGTAAAGCTTTCTTTCTGTTTATAAAAAACGTAGAACCACCTAACGCTATAGCAAAACTATCCATTATTCTAGTGATAGCAAAACCTTTATCAAGTAAGTAACTAAAAGCTCCTTTTATACCACCACGTTTAGCAGCATCAGCTAATTCAGCTTCGTTAACATTTATTTTTAAACCATCACGTCTATTTACTAGATAGTCAGAGTTCATTAATCTCATAAATGTTGGCCACATTTCTTTACTAGCAAAAGCTTTACTAGCGTTCCATATATTATTATCACCCCAATTTATGAAATTTACCGTAGATAACGTCTGTAATAATCCAGATCTCATGTTTAAAAACATAACATTTGCAACAGAAGCATTTAACCAGTCNAACATTTCATTAGCTAGACGTGATCCACTACCAACTAAAATAGGTCTATTACTACCTGACTTCATTCTACGTAAAGAATCTTCTAAAGCTTCTCTAAACTTAGTACCATATATAGCTTCTATTTTATTTAAATTCTTTTCAGAAAATATAATATCAGCATTTTGGTTAAACTCTTCCATAGCTTTAGCTCTAAAAGTTTTATCTAAACTATCAAGCATGTCTGTCTTAATACTACCACCTAACCAGTTTTTACCTGGTGGTGGATATTGTTTTGATTTAGATATAAGAGCTAGTTCATCAGCAAATGTATTTAATTCTGCATCTGCTTCAACTGCTTTTACTAAAGCATTTATATCTCTTTTAGACATTCCAGGTATATCCATACCCTGTTTGTTCCATAAATAAACTCTTATTGCTTGCGATTTATTGTATGGGCCAACGCCTATATCAGCTAATAAAGGATTTGTAAAGCTAAGTTTACTACCTTTTAAACTAGGAAACTTCTTTTTTAATGCAGCAAAATCATTAGCTACAGCTACTTTAGCAGACAACAATTCTCTTTCTGCTTTGTTATACGGCTCCATTAAGTTTTCTTCAATAAACTTTAAGTGCTTGTTACCTTGTTCACCTTTACCAGCAAAAGCATACATAAGTCCCATAAAATCATCAGCTGATGGAGTTATTTTAAACTGTCTAACAAATCTTTTAATTATACCTTTATCTTTTTGCTTACCTTCTAATGCAGCTCTAGCATTTGAATATTGTTTAAAGCTTTCAACACCTGTAACTTCTTCTAATTGTTTATTAAAGTCTTTGTCTAAGTTTTTACCTTTACTTTCAAGCGCTTGTTGTACATCATTTTTAACATCAATACCGTCTAGTACTGCTTTTACACCAGCAACGTTCATTGCTGAATCGTCTGCAAAATAAAAATCATTATAACCTTCAGCTGCTTTATTTAAAACCCAGTCAGCTTTTGCTTGAGGAGATCCGTCTTCTAAGCCAGTTATATTTTTCAAAGGTATGTTTATACCTATACTTCCTAAAAACTGTTTAATAGCTGGTCCAGCGCTGTTAGGTCGCGCTGTAAGAACAAATATATCACCAGATCCAAACTTACCTTGACGTTTTCTAGCAAGATCTGCTAATGGTCCTGGTTTTGTTCCTTTAGCTACATTTTCAAAATTACTAAAATCAAACTTTGCTCCTTGATCAGTAAGGTTNCCAGCTTCTTTAGCAAACTCACTAGCACTTATTTCTTTAACTTCACCATCAGGCATATTAACTATAACTTTTTCTTTTGTTTTAGCAAGTGTATCATCAAAATCAAAAACACTAATACCTTTTGTTGGTTTATTATATTTTAATGCTTGACCTTTAGATTCAAAAGAATTTAGCTGTGTTTCTTTTATTTGTTCGGCAGTTCTGTTTTCATTAAATATTTCACTACCTATATTGTTAGCTCTTTTAACACCTTGATTTTTATCTACCTGAACAGGTATACTAACTTTTAATCTAGCTTTAGCATCNTCTAAACTTAAATCATTTAAAGCAACATCTACAGCAAGTCTNTTTTGATAATTAACTGCGCTNGGATTACTAAACTCTGTACTAGGTATNGTTAAACCTACATTATTAGCAACTGGTTTGTTTGTTTTTAAATCTGTTATTGTATTTAAATTTATACCAGCTGCAGCTAATCTTAAATAACCAACATTAGGTGTTAGTATACTCATACCATTAGGTACTGTTTTATCTAAATTAGCTCTATCTAATTTTAAATCAGAAGAAGTAGATAACTGAACTTGNACAAAGTTATCTCTAATACCTTTCATAATCTTACCAGCTTGATTATCTTTNAAGCCATAAATCATAGCTGCACCAACAGCNGAAGCTGGTGGACTATGTTCTTCTATATAAGCTTCTTTTCTAAGACTTTGTTTNCCAGTTCTAGCTCTTACAAATCTATCAGATACAGCTGTAAATGGAGCTGCTATTTTTATTANACCTGTTGTACCTTGATACGCTTGTGATATTAATAAAGCTGAATCATTTAATGGTATAACTAGCTTACCGTCTTTTCTTTTGTTTAATATATTATAAAAATCATTTAGCGCATTCATATTTATTTTTTCTTGCGCTGCTATAGCTCTTTTTCTAGCTGGTGATAATTTTTCACCTGACTTTATAGTTATTCTTTTTACTTTTTTAAAGTTATCTAAAACTTTAGGATCTACATTAGCATCATTTTCTTGTGCTGCTTTTAAAGCTTCTTGATAAGCTGGATCTGTTGCTCCATAATATAGTGATCCTCTTGCTGGAATATTTACACGAACTCCATTTACTTTTTTTCTACCAAAATTACCTAACTTTAATAATCTAAATAATGGTGATGGTATTTTNCCTTCTTTTATAGCTGTTAAAATAGCTTGTTGTCTTTCAGTTCTATTACTATCATTTACTGTAACATCGCCTGATATATCTTTTGATATAACATTTATACCACTAGTTTGCATTATATCTTGTAATGCATCTAAATTTATTTCAGCTCTTTGTTGTGCTATAGATTTACCTCTAGATTCTGCTTTTATTTTTCTACCCTCACTAGCAAGTACTTTATCAAAAGATTTATCTTCTAAGTTTCTTTTATCAAGATTATAAGCTACTTCGTCCATAAATTGATCAGCTGTTAAATTTGATCCTTTTATTTCTAACTTACCCTGCAAGTCTTGCATGAATTGAGTATCGCCTTTTAATTCCTGTATTTGTTCTACAGCTATTCCTTCACCTAATAAACTCATTAAAGACTGATGACGTTTTTCACTAGCTTTAAAATAATCTTTTATTTGTTTAATTTTATTATCTGTAAGCGCTGGTATTTTATAAACAGGTTTATTAAAATCAGTTCGCTTTCCATCAACTATATTAGTAGTAGGTACTGTACCTGTTTTTTCTATACCTAATAATTTACCAAATCTACGTTTAAGTGTAGCAGCTGGTATTGTTTTAATAAAACCAGGTGTAATTAACTTGTCAACATTATTAGTAAATTCAGTGCTACCAAATCTACCTAAGCCTTGTTTTAAATCTGTTCTATATCTTGGTGTTTTAGTTTGCTCAATTATTTCTTGAGCAACAGCTTTTGGACTAGTTATATTACTAGCTATAGACTGATTTATATCATCTTTTAGCCTTACAACTGTATTAGCTCTAACTTCATCAGATATTTTATTTTGTATTACAGTATTAGATGACGGATATAATTTAGCTCTTTGTGGCGCAGCTGTTTCCACTGCATCAAAATCTTGTTGTTCTTCTACTGCAACGTCTTCTGTTAGATCAGCTCTTTGAGCTGCTTCTCTAGCACCTATTAAAGCTTCTTTAATTTCAGGTACTTTTGCTTTTACCGATGCTGCCATATATGTAGCTATGTTAGCATCACCTTGTAAATCAAAAGCATTTATTATATTAGGTATTTTAGTACTTACTTCGTTTAAAACGTCTTGTCTTGTAATGTTTCTACCTGTTTCTTTATTTCTAAATCCTCTAAAATTAGTATCAAAGTTAACACCGTTTTCACCTAATAATAAACCAGCGTTATCATCTATTAATCTTTTAGTTAAAAGTTCTTTATTAGCTTCAGATATATTAGGATCTTTTAATGTATTAATAATAGATTCATTTAACATAGCTTGTGTTTCGCCTATTGCTACACCAGCTGATTCTAATGCTTCACGATCTCTTATAGTTGGCTTAGCATTTAATGGATCATCTTCACCTGTATCTGCTTTTACATCACCTTCTAATACCTTATCTTGATGGCTTTTCAAAAAGTTTGCTACATCTGAACTAGTTTCTAGCTGTAACATCCAGCTAGGATCACCAAGAACATTTTGTATAGCTCCATTTATAAATGATTTTAACGTAGGTATACTTCTTAAATCACTTGGCTGTAAATCACCTACCGCTAAAGCATTGTTAATTTGCGCCATCATTTCTTCATAGTTATATACACCGTTAGTTTTGTATAAATCTATTCTACCTTTTAAATCTTGTAATGCTTTTTTCTTTCTAGGATTATTTTCTACTGCTATTTTATTTTCAATAGTTTGTAGTAATTCAGCTGTAGATCTAGCTGCTTTATCTTTTAACTTACCATCTACACGTAAACCTTTAGCACCTATTACTTGATGAAATAATTCTTCTAACGGTGCCACAGCTGCGTAGTTTGCTTCAGACTCACCAGAAGCCCCGTGCATTCTTCTATCTATAGCTCCTTGATTTATTAATATATCTCCATCACCTACATATAAACCGTTTGCTGGAGCATCTCCTGTAAATTTATTAACAATAGTATCTATTTGAGAATCAGTATATCCTTCTGCTTTTAATTCTGATCTCATTACGCTTTCATCTTGAAAAGCTGCTTCGCTTACTACAGTAAACTTTTTATTTCTATCAGACATTGTCATAGCAGCGTCCATAGCAAAGTCATTTAAACCTAAAGTATATTCTAAATCTAAATTAACACTCATACCAAGGTTGTTATTTAGGTCAGTCATCTTCTGCATCATGTTTCTTTTCTTAGCACCTAATAACTCGTTTTTTCTTTCTGCTATAGCCTTATATTGATTGTCTATACTATTTTTAGCTTTTTGAAAGTCTGATCCTTGAACATCTCCAGTTTTTGCTAAACCTCTCATTTGAGCACCTAAATCTCTTTCTTGTCTACTTAGCTCAGCAACTTCTCTAATTTCAGCTTCACTCATATGGTTTAACTTCTGCATATTCATACCGTCAGCAAAACCTAATTTTTTTACTAATCTTTTTCTTTTATTATAAGCCTCTAGTTTAGCTCTACCTTTTAAGCCTGGTATTTTTGAATTTAAAACTAACAACTCATTAACATCTAGCTTGTTTTGTCTTACAGCATCTCTTGTTCTAAACTCATTTTGTAATATGTTACGAGTGTTAGACATTGTTGTAGGACCCATAATAGCAAAAGAAGTTATAGCTGTTTGTACAAAAAACTCTGCATCTAATCCTTCTAATAAAGATTTATCTTCACCTAATACAATAGTATCAATAGCATTGTGTGATACTTGCGTTAATGCTTCTTCCATTAATTCTGATGGCATTGCTTTTGTAACAGCTGGTCTTAAACCTTTAATAACACCTTTACTTATAACACCAGCAAAATTAGTAGAGTTTTTATACATATTTGCTTTAGCTACAGTTTTACCAAAATGTCTAGCAGATGCATTAGCGCCTGATACTAGTTTTAAAGAACCTAATCTTTCTGCAAGAGCAGCAGTTCCTCCATACGCATAAGAAGAAAATGCTTTTGCAAAATAACTAACATTACTGTTTAAATCATCTTCAAGATCATCTCTTTCGTTTATTAATATATTTCTTTGNTCTTCGTTAACAATAGCGCCTGGACCTGTTCTTTCTAATGCTTGATTTATAAGATCAATTCTTTTATTCTTTTCAAAGTCTTGTACAGCTATTTCACCTATTTTACCTCCAGATTCACCTGCAAAGAATATACCAGTAGAAGCACGCATAGCATATAATCCATAAGTTTTTTGAGCTATTAAAGCTTTTCTAGTAGCTGCAAAACCTTTACCAACAGCTGATCTTACTAAGCTAGCTCCTCTAATTGCTGTTAAACCTGGTATAAATGTAGTAAGTATAGAAGGACTATTATCAGCTAATGCTTGACCAATATAATCGAATATACCTATATCATCTTTACCTATATCATCTAAAGTTATAGGTGGTGGTATATTTTCTTCTCTATTTTGCTGTACTCTAATATTGTAATTTTGTAAAGTTTCTTGACATGTTTTAATAGACTCATCTAATCTAGCTTCTCTATCTGGTGATTGATTATCATTATTTAAAAACTTAATAAATCTAAGTCCACCTTCTTTTAAATTCATACCAATATTATACGTACCGTGTATAAAAAAGTCTTCTAATGCTGATCCAGCTCTTGCTGTTAATGCGTAATCCATACCAAGCATTTTATTCATTTCTTCATCATAAAACCTTGAATCAGCAAAATCTTCTATTTCTTGATTGTAATTATCTAATGAAATTTTTAATGCTTTATGTTTACCAATTAGTATTTCATATTTTTCATCAAAATTTTCAGCTTCATAAGAATCGTATAAATCATTAATTTGATCTACCTTTTCATTATAAAGATCTTGCTCTTCCTCAGTCATAGGTATAATGTCTAATGAATGAGCATAAGCAATAACGTTAGAATAATTAAATTTAGAATCTTTGTCGACATCCATTTCATAAAGTCTAGCTTCATATTCGTCTTCATCTAATGTAACTCTAGAGACTTTTTCACCATCTACGGTAGCAAAACCAGATAACTCGTTTAATTCTTCCATTAAACCATTTATGTTCTCTGTATATTCAGCTACTTGATTATCTAGCTTATTTAAATCTTCTCTAATTTCTTCATCTTCTTCTTCAATAGCATTTCTTGTTGATTCAAAAGTTTTTTTAGTTTCAGATACATCTGAAAAATTTAAATAACTTATTGCTTCTTGAAGTATGGTATCTTTTATTCCTTTACCTATATTTTTTCTTAAATATCTATTTAATTTGTCTTTATATAGTTGTTTTTTAGCACCGTCTATAAATTTTTGAGGTAATTTTACAGAACTAGGATCTTTTTGATATTGTTTATATGCTTCATATTTATCACCTAACGTGTCTTTTAAATATGCTTCATATTCTTCTTCGTTTTGAAACTCATTTCGATATGCTCTTTTTTTATTTTCAAAATTCTTTTTTAAGTAATCATATAGTTCTTGAGTTACTTTTACGTTTTTATTTTCAACACCTGGATAAAATTTTTCTCTTACTTCTGGAGTTAAAGCATTTACACTAACTACTTTATCTGGTCCATCTGCACCACCTACATTGCTAAATATTCTTCTAGCAGTTTCTAACTCTCTGTATTGTTTTTCAACTTCTGGTCCTAAAGCTCCTGAATAAGCTTTTTTATCTCTATAGTTTATATCTTCGCCAGCTCTTGCGTCATATTTTTTTATCTTATCAATATCAAAATAATTTTTTATACCTATGTCATAAATCTCACCTTGATCAAAAGTTTGAAACTCTTCACTTTTAAATTTATTTAATAACTCTCTAGATGTTTTTTGAAAATTAGGATCTTCAAATAACTCTCTTTTAGTAACACTTTTAACACCTACAGCCTCATTAGTTTTATCATAACCTAAAATTTCATTGTCTCCTAAAAAACTAAGGCTTATTTTAACTTCTTCATTAAGATTTTCTTCTCGTTCTCTATTAGCTTCTTGCTCAGCNAAAAAACCTTCTCTATATTCATTTATAGCCTCTGATAANNCAGGTTCTNTAATTCCNTCGTTTATAAGTTCTTGCTTATATTCGTCTATTGTCTGTGAATAATTTGACATAAAATTTAATTTTCAGCAGGTTCGTTTACTTCTTCTTTTACTTCTTTTGTTTCTAGTTGAAANGGCACTGCATCTGCGCTTACACTAGGTATTTTGTTTTCTGTAAATTGTTTTAAATAATTAACCATAAAATATGATTTATATTTTTGTAAAAATAAATCTTTATTTTGAGGTGATAAAGGTAAATCTTTTTCATAACTCCATGCTACAAAACCTGCATTAGCATTTTGAGCCATTTGATCATCTTCTGATACACTTGTCTGTGCTCCAATAAANACGTTCCATGCGGCAACTACTGATTGTTCTGCGCTAAGCATACCAGCTACTTCTGCATTTATAAATGGAGTAATTTTTCTTTGTATTTTATCTAAATCAAACTGCAATACATTTCTACCCATACCATTACCTATTTCTATAACTTTATAAACAGGTCTACCATCTTGTGATTTTAATATAAACTCTTCAGCTATTTTAGCTTGAGGCATTAATTCACCTGTTTCAGGATTACTAGATCCACCTGCTAATACACCAACTTCACTTAATAGTCTTAACATGTCTTNATTTATGTTAGGTGTTTCAGTAACTATACTAGTGCCAGCTTCTAACAAAGCTTCTAACGCAGCACTATTAACAATAAAAGGTTGTTCTAGCATCGGTCCAGAAAAAATTATATCTTGACTACCGTCACCTTTTAATTGTAAACTAATTCCATATCCATCACTTTTAGCAAAAGTAGGTTTACCAGTTAATATAGAATTAGCAACTGAAAAAGCATAATTTTGATTTACATCATAATATAAATCTTCTGTTACAGCTAATTGATCAGCTATATTGTTTAAAAAGTTTATAGATTTTTGAGGAGCTTCCATTAACATTTTCAACTGTTGATTTTCCATAAAGCAAGTAGGATCTTCACACGTATTATTTTCAATAGCAGTTTTTAAAGCAGCGTATATTTTACCAGTACCTTCATAAGCATTGTCTAATATCTTAAAATTATAATCAACATTACTAGCTACATATTGTCTATTATAACCTAGCGCATTACTTTTGTTTAATTGCTGTATAAACAGATTTATTCTTATGTTTTTATCTTCCATTATATTTTAAGGTTTATTAAATACTGCACCAGCTATATCACCTACACCACTAAAAATTCCACCCATAGCAGCTGTTTCATCAGCTCTAGCCATTGCAGCTTGACCACGTAATGCACCAATTTGATTAGACAACCTATTAAGTTGCTGCATATCTCTAGCTTCTTGTTGTTGAAACTGAAATAAATCTCCTTGCGCTTCTGCTTGTTGTAATCTTTTAGCTTCTGCTACTTTTTGTGCTTGTAGTGCTTGTTCACCTGCGGCTCTTTGTTTTTCATTAGCAACTTCTTGTTGTTCAATACTAGCTGCAACACCTTTTTTAGCTTGTAATGCAGCTTGTGCTAAAGCAGTTGCTCCACCAGCACTACCACCTGTTTCTCTAATTGTATCAAGTGTGTTTGCAAGCGCTATGTCTGTTTGCTCCATTTGCATTTCTGCAGCTTGTGTAGCTACAGATAAATTAGCAAAAGGATTAGACATCATATTACTTAAATCCGTTACACTTTCGTAAGGATTTATAATTTCTTGTCTGTTTTCCTCCAGCTCGTTTAATTTATATTCTAAGGCTCTAGCTTGGTTTTCTCTACGTCTAGCTTCTCGTCTAGCTCTGCTAGCTCCAAAAATACCACCTGCTACCGATATAACGCCTCCTATAATTGCTCCTGCTGGCATAGTTTTAAATTTTTATTATTAATATCCATTATTTGTTTCAAATTTTGCTCCTACTGAAAACAACGCTTTTACACCACCTGCATCTGTTGTAGTATCTGTAGAAAAAGTAGCAGTTGTATAATAGCCTTTAACACCGCTTATTTGATTACCATATATTATTTCACCACTCATTGCTCTAGAGTTGTTTACTATGTTTGCAACGTAGTAGTTTTCTTTTCTGCTAAACCCAGCATAGTATCTAGGCAAACCAGGATCATATGTTCCTAAAGTTGCATTGTATGAAGCTCTAGGTACTACAGCTCCTCCAGTTGGATTTATAACATATTCACCTTCATAATAACTAAGAACAGGTAAAATACTATCAGCATTGTTACCATAAGTTTGGTTATTACCATCTATTTGTCTTCCTGTATTGTCAGATTCTAATGATGTTACTTCCCAACCATTACTACCTTCGTAAGACACAGTACTAAAAGTTTTAGATCTTAATGGCTCTGGATTAAATACAACTGTAATTGTACTTGGAAAATCAGTTCCATAAAATTGACCTCTATTAACTTCGGTACTATAATGTTTATATAAACCAGTACCATCTGTAGTATACATGTTGTTTTTAATGCTAAATATTTGATCTGGTCTATAATCAAAAAAGCTCGTCCAACCNTGTACACTTTCATCGTAAGTAACTGTATTATAAACAATTTGCGATTGACCAACATTGTTTTGCTGTGTAGATATTACGTATTGATCATTGTAAATATCATAACCACCAATTGCTTTACCTGAAGCACCACCTAATGTAAGACTATTTAATTCATCTCTAAAATAATCTCGCATACCTAGTTGAGATATTTCAACTATATTAGCACCTTGTAATTTTAATATTACATTATTATTTTTATCAGAAAAATATTTATTATAACCGTAGTATGCAAAACTTTCTGGATTTTGAGATATTCCATATTTACCTGGTATAGGTTGTATTGTTCCTATAACTACATTAGCATTTGTTATAGCACCACCACCTTCAGCTGTATATATAGCATCTTTATCTATCAATGCTCTACTACATTTATATTCTTGAAATATAAACAAGTTAGTATCTTCTGCGTAAAGTCTTTGTATTGAACCATTTGCTGGATCAGTAGATTTTTCTATATCATCTGCAGTTGAAAAAACATTTGTCTTATTAAGACCAGTCCTAGAATTAAATATACCAGAATATATTAAAGAATTAAATCTAATATAACCTTCTGGCTCTTCTTCAACTAAATAAGCTTTAGCACCAAAGTCTACACTTGTGTTATTAAAACCACCACGTATTCTAGCTTCTTCAATAGACCAGTCTTCAGTTTGTTCAGCAGCGCTGTCCATGGGATAACCACCAATAATAGTACCTGGAGTAGTATCTTGAGGTATACCAAAAGAACCATTCCATATTAAATCATTGCTTGCGTTACTTACTTTTTTAAGTACGAACGAGTTAAAAAATTTCACTTCTATACTAGCAGCCATAATTAATTATTACTTATTTTTTATATTATTTCCACGGTTAAATTTGATATATCAGTGTCGCCACAATCTACCCAAGCCGAGTTAGTAGACTCTTCATCAGGCAATTCACAACCTTCAACCTGCTGTGTACAATCACTGTTTACAGCTAAAGCTCTAACGGCTGTTGAACCCGCGGCTGTAGTATCTGATGAATAAAAGAATCTACCGTTCATGTTAAATGCTTCACCACCATATGAACAATTTGCAGTAACTGTAGATTGTGCCCCAGTATTATCTATTGTTATATTGTTTGTTCCCTGTGTTAACTCTTCATACGATCCAAAAAATAAATAATAACCATTTTGAGAGCTATCAGCAGCATTGTCTACAAATATTTCAACAGCATTATAAAAACCACACCAATCAATATAATTATTACATAGAGTTGGTGCGCTTGATCCTTCATAAGCTAATCTTCTTAAGCTTTTAACTGTTTTACCATTTACAGCATCAACTTGATTTAAATTTACCGTTACTTGCGCAGTTACTTGTTCTGCAGCATCAGTAGTTGCAATAGTTATAACATAGTTTGCAACTTGTAATTCTGAATTAGCAAAAAATAAATTTGTATTAAGATCATTACTAACTACACTTGTACTAAGTGTGAAGTAATTACTAAATAAATCATCTCCAGAATTAGTTAAAGCAACACCGTTTTTAGTAATTTGAGTTATTGCTGTAGTTAAATCTAATGTTCTTAAAGAAGCATTGTTTGCGCCGTTTCTTGAAAACAAAGTAGTAAGTGAGCTTGTATTATACCTATTTGTTTGCACTGTTGTTGATGTTAGTCCACTAGTTGCAGATGTAAATGATCCTGTTGGAGAAACATTATTAGGTCCTACATTAGCAGCACTAGCAGACACAATACTTTCTACATTATTACCTGATGTACTTTCTACTGTTCTAATTGTAAAGAAAAAGTTAAATAATCTTTTATAAGCCTCATCATCATTGTTATAAAAAACAGCATTGTAATAATCCCCAGTTGTAGCTATATTCCAACCAGTAGTTTGATTACCAGCAGGTTGATCAAAATAATTAGTAACAACGTTTCCTTGACCATCAGTAACTTGATCTATTGTAAAATCTATTACACTATAATTAGCTGGGTCTAAATCTACACCAAACTGATCTTGAATTTTTACAGGTGTATTTAATATATTTGCGCCACTAGTTAAAGCNTCAGTCCAAGTATTAGCATCAAAATTGAAACTTGCACCACCACTACTTTCATTTAAAATAAANCTATTTAAATCTGATATTAAACCTGTAGTTGTAGTTTCCCAATATATATCTAAATTAGAAACAACTGGTGTAGTTTCATAAACAGCTAAATATTGTATACCTGGATTTTTTAATACACCAAGACCATTACCGCTAAACGCAGGTTCAAAAATTACTATATCACTTGCTGTAGTTACTATTCTAAATGAATTACCATCAGCATCTACAGTTGTTATTGTACCTGTATCAGCTCCAGTATTTGTAAAAGCTCCTACAAAAACATTGTCTGGAACACCTGGGGCTAATATTAAAAATCCATCTAAAGCGTTACTTACTGGTGCTGCTAAAGGAAAATCTATAGCAATACCAGTACTAAGTCCCGGAGAAGCATTAGTACCGTTAAATGTACCTGTTGAAGGAGCGTAATTAGTTGTTGCTATTTGACCTATTTGACTTTCAGTACTTATTCTACCAATTAAAGGATTAGATTCGAACAAATAAAATTGTGGAAAATAATTAGGTTTTGGTGGATCAGCTGGATCATAGTCAAATAAATCTGGTATAGTTGCAATAGTAGAAACAGTATCTGCAGTTCTACCAGGAAAATATTGTGTATTCGCTTGGCCTAAATTATCAGTTGTTACAACTCCTGATGTAGCTACTGTAGATGTTATAGTATTTGATGTGTTTTCTACTCTACCAAATAATCTAACAGAGCTTCTAAATTGTTTTTGTTCTGGACCAACTTCATTTAAATCTCTAGGTATTTTATTTATATTATCGTTTATTAAAGATATATGCGAAGTACTACCTAATTCTAATTTAGTATCATTAGGGTAAGAAGCCATAACTCCTGGTAAATAAACATTGTAATATTCTTGCTCTGTTTGTTTAACAACTATTTTATAAGAATACCAACCAAGCGGATTATAATCAGCACTAGTAGTATCATCATTGTATAAACCTGGCCAAAAAGTTTGAGGTATAGGAGCTGTAGGTCCTATAGGATTATTAAACAATACTTTTAATGAATCACCTGGCCAAGTCTTATTGTTTACACTAGCATCGTTATAACCAGCATACACTGTATCACCAATAAAAGAAGATGTACCTACAGTTGCGGTTGTTTTGTTATTAGATAATACAACAGATGATTGTCTTCCATATCTGTCTGATAAAACTACACCAACTTGATAATTTCTATTAGATTTTAAAGTATGATTAGGATATTCTACTTTGCTAGTTCTATTATTAACAGTACCTGGATCAGTAAATGTTAATACATCATTGTCTACAAAAGTGCTACTAAAACCTAAAGAACTTGGTATTTGATCAAGTTCAATAATAGTATTTGGTGTTGGCACGCTTTTTACTGTTGCTAAAAAAAATCCACTACTATCAAATATTTGATCACCTACATCTATATTTGAAGTACCAGTCCAACCATCTATATTTAAATTATAAGGTGCACTGGAAAGTGTTTGATTACCATTTACTAACGCAACACCATCTGATATTTCAAAATCAGATTTTTGACTAACAGCTACATTATAATCTAAGAAATCTGGCGGAGTGTGTTTATTTTGGTAATTACCATATATTATTCTATTACCTGATACTTCTTGTGAAAAAGCTTTTACAGGTATTTTATCAAAAACTCTAGTTATTTCATCGCTAGGTAATGTTTTAAAAGGCTTTTTAGATACATAACTATAATAATAATTAAATTGATCACCTATATATATATAATCATTAATACCTAATGTTTGAGCTACATCTACAGTAATTGTATTAGTACTAGAATTAAATGCTGTTACTTTAGGTTCGCCTGTTACACCTTGACCTGTTACATAGTCTCCTACATTAACTTTTCCAGCTAAATTTTTAATAACTATGTCTGTTGCGCTAGTAACGCCAGCGTTTAACTGAGCTCTTCCTGCTGAATTATAAATATCATCTATAGGTATAGTATCAATAACTTGTATAGCTAACGCATCAGATTCTTTATATATAATTTCTAATTCTTTTATTTTTAATCTGCTTTCTAAATTAATTTTATCAAAAGGTAATGGAAACACAAGTTCAATATCATCAACTTTGTTTTCAACAAAATCTACTATAGTACTACGATAAGCAGCTGCTTGATCATCTTTATCTATACTTGGCGACTCTTGTCTTATGTACATAAAGTAACCATCTTGTTTAGGTATAAAAGCGACTTGTGTAAAAGGAGCTAATATAGAATATTCATTATCATCATATCTATATCTATAACTAAATCTAACAAATTTATCTTCTAAAAAAGCAGGATCACCTGCAAATTCATTATTAAAATAAGGATTAGGATCAAACACTAATTCCGCATTGTCATTCATGGCTGGTAAAGTACCAGAAGCTGTTACACTTGATGAAGTAAAAGAAGAAACTGTTGTGCCTGTAGATACCATAGGACCACCAGTTTCATTAATATAAGAAATAGGTTGACCTGAAGCGGGATTATTATTTTTAAAACCATCTACTGGAACTGTAGTTGAACCACCACCAAATGCACCATTAACAAACGCGCTACCTCCAGTTGGAACAAATTTACTTGTTACATCTTTCATTGTAGTTTCATTTGAACGAGCAGGAGCACCTGTTAATCTACTAAGTTTATATAATTCAATAGGTTGATAAGGACTGTATTTAGCTACAGATATTTGATCTTCGTATTGATAATATCTAGCATTATCAACAGCCTTGTCAATATTTATTTTCCTTGGTTGATTACGATTATCTGTCCAAAACAACAAGTTTTCTATGATATTAGCACTATATATAGGATTTAATTGAGAAAAGTTCAAAAAAGCACCAGAATTAATTAAATCTACAAAAGTATCATCTAAGACATTATATTGATATATTTTATTAGTAGCGCTACTATCATAAGCTGAGCCAGCGTTTGTAGTAGTAAATATATACACGTAACTATTAGACTCATCTACAACATAGCCAATGCATTTTGTAGTTCCACTCCATGTTAAAGAAGTAATCTTATTACCTAAAACATTTTCTAGTTCACCTACATCAGGTCCTTCAGATTTACTAACTTGAACATTTCTAGCATCTCTATATTCTCCGTTTGGTATTAAACGAGCATCTAAATCTTTGTTTAATTTACCTTTTATAAAGGTGTTTACAATTTTAGGCATTAAATTTTAGTGTTTTATCCATTTAGACTTACCACGCATTACTTGAATAAACTCATTGAGTTTAATATTAGATAATCTTATCTTAGCATTACGTAAAGCAGCATATCTATCTTTTTTATATCTTTGAACTACACCTTCTGGTTGATTAGCTCTTGTAGAAACTATATTGTATAATATGCTTTTATACATAGCTTCTTCTGCTAACTTAGGTATTTTACTGTCTAAGTCATAAGCTAAACCATCTGATATATATTCTAATACTATTAATTTGTCTCTTAAATTACTTGAAAAAGTAAACTTACCATCTCTTTCATTTATTCCAAACCAACCATTCATTTGTGCTAATTTAGTATCTAGACCATATAATCTACCCCAGTTCCAAGGTCCATTTAAACTATATAAATCTGGATTAGCAAAACCATAGTAATCATAATCTCTATACCACTGGCCATTTAATAATTTATCATTAGCATTACCCCAACGCTCTACTGTTTGTGAAGTACCTTCTAAATTTGCTCCAAAATTATCTTGAGTTGGTACACCGTCATCGTCTTGTAGTAACGTGTAATAAGGATCTGTTGTTAAATTGTTTGCTGGATATATAGGATGTTTTACACCTAAATCATCTATATAACAAAAGCTAACATAATTTACATAGTCTTGAGGTATTATTACAGATAAGCTTTCAGGTATAGTTAACTCAGACGACTTTATACTTTTTAACGTATCATAACTAAATTCTTGCAAAGATCTTTTTGCAAAGAAAACCACATCAGATTTTTTACATGATTGTATTATTTTACCAGCACCTACATAACCAACCATAAAGTTATTTACTATATCATTTAGTTTTATATAAGCGTAACTACCATAGTTTTCTTCTACTGTATCACCAAAAGCTTTTTCTGGATTAGTAGCTCCATATTTACCGCCGTCTAGTGATTTTAACTGTACAACTATAAATACACTAGCTGGTAAACTATCTGTTATAGTTATAACATTATTAGTTACTGTATATGCAGATGTATATTCTGTCCAAGTTCCTGGGATACCATCAGTACTTGTATAAACTTTAAAATTATTTAAAGCATAATCAGCTTCATTAGGATCGTAATTACCAAAAACTAAATCTGTATTAAAAGTAGTAGTAAAAGCTTGATTAAATAACGCACCTGTTGATTTTCCTCTAAAAGCCTGAGCTCCAGCGTAATATTGTTGATTTGTTTCTGTTACTAGTTTTGACATTATGATTTTTCGTTTTGTTCAACTTTCATAGCTTCCTGCGTAGCAGTTTGTATAATTGTTGGATCATTTATAATAACTCCTGAATATTTTAATATACCTATTATAATATTTGTTTGCTCTGAAATATCTAATTGAAAATTTGTAGAGTTAGCAGAGCTATAAATATATTCTCCAAATTGTCCTGTAGTAAAAGCAAATTCAGGTGTAGATGGTAATAATATACAATTAGCTGATACAGAATCAGGTTTAGGACTAATTTTTAAAAAAGGTATTGGATCTGTTATAGCTGTAGTTACAAGNTTTGTTAAATGTGCAATAGGATAATTTTGACTAGCGCTTGTTAGTTTTGATTTTTCTGTTATAGAATATTCTTTTTTGCTTAATAAATCTACCATAGATTCAACGTTTGCGCCGTTATTTGTGAAAGTAGATATTATTTCACCTATTCTATATAATGATCTTGTAGTTGTTGAAGAAGCCCAACCATCATTAGTTGAGTTATATACAAAGCTTACTGTTTCTTCAAAAGGATACAGCTTATAAGCATTGTCTTTAAACATGTTAAAAAATTCTGTGTCATTGGCAATGTTCTGTTGTCTAGGTCTATTAAATTGATTGCCGTCAGGAAAGTAAGATTCAAATATTTCTATTTGTACTTGATTAGCTAAACTATTAAATTCAGCTGGTGGAATATAACCTCTTTGTTCTTTGTTTAAAATGTACAAGACTGTTGTGTATACTGTGTTTATATTTACCGCCATTATATTTTTTATTATAATACAGAGGTGACAATAGCCACCTCTATACTATTATCACTTGTTAATTAAGTTTTTTATCTATAGATTTATAGACTTCTACACCTTCGTCTGTTTTTAAGAAAGCCGCAAATGCAGAATATGGATTTTCATCAAATGGTACATTCATTAATTTTCTATCAGTTGATCCCCAGAAAAAAGTTCTTTGGTCTTGTGATAGTTTTATAATACCATTTTCTTGAGCTCTAATTGCAAAGTTTCTAAGTTGAACATTTTCATCATTAGCTAACTCCATAAATAATCTAGGATTATTCTTAGCAAACACTAATAAATCTCTTTTTAATTCTTTAGAAGTCATTGTGTTTACTTGAGAACCTAATTCAACTCTCATTATTGCTTCAGCTTGATCAATATCTATTGTTCTAGCAGCATTTAAAGCATCTATTTCTAATTCTAAATCTATTAATTGATCTTTAGCAACTTCTACAGCGCTAAATTCATAATACATTTTATTTTTTAAAGGGTGGTATAAACTTAATAGTTTCTGTAAACCTATATCTTTTGCAGGTACTATTAGTTTACCATCTTTAAACATTATATGACCTAATGTTACTTCGCCTTGTTGTTCATCAACAAAAGGTGAACTCATATTAGTTGCATATCTTAATTCTCTTTGTTTTTGTAAACTAGAATCAAAATATAATAATGCATGTTTTGTAGTATGTTTTGAAGGTATAGTTAATGTTAAAGGTGTTTTATCACCAGTAAGTAAATAAACTCTATCCTTCACTTCCCATTGTGGCTTAGCCACTTGTTCTTTTTTTGACATAATATAATATAATTAAATAAGTTAAAGGTATATGGGCGCCGAAGCGCCCTTACCTATATAAATCACTACACTCCTTTGAATAATACAAAGTTGTTAGCAGCTTGAGTAACTAAACATCTTTCAGATAAGAAGTTTACTTGCATTGCATCAAGTGTTGAAGTGAAAGCGCCACCAGCAGAACCAGTAACCCAAGACTTCATTCTTCTATCATCAGCTTGAGAAGCTCTATATCTTACGTGTAAGAAAGGTCTTCTAATGTTAGTACCTAAGATTTGATCATAAACAGTAGATGTTCCAGCTGGTACTAATACACCTTCAATTGAATTGATACCTGCAATAGCACCTCTTGTAGAAGCGTCATTTAAGTATTTCCAATCAGTTTTGTAAAAGTCATAAGAACCTCTTCTGAATCCAGAGAAACCTAAGTTAAGTGCCATTTCTTCAGAGTTTTCAAATAAACCGAAAGCTACACCACCAGCGAATCCGCCAGAAATATTAGCTAACATATCATCAAAATCTAAAGCAGTTTGTCTTTGTAAGAAAAGCATGTTTTCTTCGATAGCACCTTGAGTATCTAGGTTTTTAAGAATTGCATCAAAATCATCAAGACCAGCTGCAGCAGTAAATCCTACTTGCACATTACCTCTTGCTTCAATAGCAGCGAAAAGACCTTGTGAGCCTGGTAATACAGACTTATCGTAGTCACCACCTGCACCAGATGCATTTAATTCACCTTCTACCATTGACATTTCTAGGTAATCTTCAAATCTTAATCTTGTTTCAGATTCAGCTTTTAAATACCATAAATATCCAGAAGCACCGTCTTCACTAGCAACTTCAACCCAACCGATTTGTGCCATATCAGAACCATTAACTTCGTATGAACTTCTAATAATAACTGGTGAGTTAGCGTATTGCGTGAAAGAAGGATCTACAGATATTCTCTTAGCATCAGCACCTGTTCCGTCAGTATTTCTTCCTTTACTGTATGCAGAACCATAAACAAATACTTTAATCTGTCCGGATACAAATCCTTTAGAAGTAAGTGTTGCAGCTGCATTATCAAAGAACTGAATAGTAATACTACCAGCAGCTCTTGCNGTTACAATAGCTTTACCTTCTACACCAGAAACTGTATCCATAATAACAACAGTGTCGTTAATAGAGATAACATTTTCTACTAAAGTATTTCCAGCACCACCAACAGGAATATCCAATTGACTTGGAGTACCACCTGCATATGTACAGTTATCGTAAGAAATATGTAATCTATTTTGTTCTGACCAAATAACCTGATCAGATGTCATTGGCATTTCAGCGCCAACCATTCTTAAAAAACCAGATAACGTTCTGTTTCCATAACGCTCTACTTCTTGTTCGTAGACCTCTGGTAAATATTGCTGGGCAAAATCATTAGCTCCTTCATTAAACTTTAAGTAGTTGCTATTCAACACTTCTTGTTTTTGTGAAGGTATGATCGACCCAAATTGTGGAGATAAACTCATAATTTGTAATTTTTAATTAGTTAAATTTTCTTGTCTTAATTCTCAATTTTGTAGAATCAGCACCNCTAATCGCTTTTACTTTCAAGCCACCTATGTAAACATCTCCTTTATTTGCTTCCCTTGCTTTTACATCAGAAAGGTTTTTAGATTTGCTTACTACTTCTTTAACAGCATCGGCTTTACCTTGTTCATAAAAATGACTAGCAATTTTATCTACATTTTCAGCAGCATACATAGCTTTATGATAACCAGCTGGGTCTACCACATTACCATCTGCATCTAGGAACTTCCCTATCAGATTGTTAATATTTGACTGGTTTTCAGCAATTTTTTCACGATTCTGTACGTTATACTTATATCTTTTATCTCCAACTTTAATATCAAAACCTTTGAAATCTTCATTGAATAATTCGTTAGTTTTACGTTTAAACGTTTCGTGTAATTCTTCAGCTTTTTGCTGCTCTTGGTTATAGCGGTTGAAAAAATCCATAGCTTTTTGTTGTTCTTGAGTAACACCCGGTCTCAACTTGATCTCGTCGTAATATTTTTGTTTCAAGTCTTCCAAATAGTTTCTAGCTTTTGCAACCTCTTCTTTAAACGCAAGTTTTTTCTTGCGTATTTCTTTTTCCTCATGTATGTCTTCGTCCCATGTAAAATCTTCTAAAATAAGATCTACATCATCTGAATCTAAATGAGGTTTATTTTTTTTATAATATTCTTTTAACAATGCAGTTTCATTAATGTTACTATAGTCAGCGTTTAATCTAACGTAATCTTCTACAGTACCACCAGTATCTTCCATGAAATTAACTAGCTTTTCTACATTTTCAGGTAATTGTTTACCTAATATTTGTTCATCTCTTTTAGCTTCTTTAACTTCAGCTTTAACTTGCTTAATTTCTTCTTCAGTTACTTCTTTGATCGGAGAAAACCCTTCAGTAGTCTCGTTGGACTCTTGTACAGGTTCTCCCANCTTTGTGCTATCTCCGGATGGTTCTTCCACAGATACCTCCTTTGTTTCTCCGATTTGAATGGCATCGTCTTCTTTTTTAACTTCTTCTTGTTTTATTTCTACCTTTTTAACATCTGGCTCTACTTCTACTAAAGGTTCTTTTAAATTAACCTTTGTAACTTCTTGCTCTTTATTGCCAAGTTGTTTTGGTTTTTTAGGTTTACTTTTTATTTTAAAGTCACCTTCCTGTTTAACAGGTTCATTTGTTTTTGTTTCTTCTGACATAATATAATATAATTAAATAATTAACACTACATAAAAGGAGTCATATCCATTTCAGGTTCAGCTTCAAAATCTATAGCAGGACTATCTGTTTGTCTTTGCTGTATCATTTTACTTTGCTGAGTACCCTCCATTTTTATCCTTTTATCTTTACGATCTTCTATTTCTTTTTCTTTTTCTTGTTGTTTTTGAACTTCTATTTGTTTAAGTTCCATTTCATGCTTATGTTGCTGCATCATTTTTTGTTGATCTAATTGTGCTTGCAACTGCATGCGATCTTTTTCAAACTCGCTTTTTGCTTTTTCATATTCAACATTAGCACCAGATATAGCTTGTTGTTTTTGAACTTCTGACATAGCTATTTTTTCTGCAGAAGCTGCTTGAGCTTGACTTTGCGCAGCTATATTAGCTTGTTGAGCTTCTTGATCTTGTTTAGCTTTTTGCTTACGTTTAACTTTAAGCATTTGATTTGCTAGCTTAAGATTTCTTATTTGTCTTAAATCAATAGCATCTTCAACGTCTATATTTTTAGCTTGTAATGCTATTTGTATATTAGCTTCTAGTTGTTGTTTTTCTTCTTCATCTGGTTCTAGTTCTAAGAAAATACCAAAGTCATGTAGATTTAAATTAACAACTTGTTTTAAAGTTTTAACATTATAAGTAGATATAGAGTTTTGTAACGATGATTTTGTTAGCGGAAACTCTAAAGCATCAGCTATTTTTAAGCTAATATTTTCTGCTAATTTAAGAGTTAAAAATAAACTAGACTGTACAATATGTCTAGTAGCAACATTAGATGCGTTAGCGGCTAGTTTCTGTAATCCTACAAGCGTGTTACGATCTGGTAAACTACCATCTCTAGCTTCATTTAATCCGGTTACGTCTCTAATCATCTGTAAATAATATTGATACGTACTTATTAAGCTTTGTATTTTTCCTTGACCACTGCTTGATTGTAACTCTTGTATTGGAACTTTACCAGGATTCATATCGCCTTCTTGGGTTAATGATCTACCTACAATACTACCAGTTTGGAAATACATATTTAACGCCTCTGCTGGATTATAATTAGTACCATTACCTAAATCAACTTCAGCAAGGCCGTCCATATCTAAATAGACACCATCAGGTACCATACGAGATATTACCTGTTGTAATTTTAAATGAGTAAGTTGTATCATATCTGCAAAACCTACACACTTACTTACTATTGATTCTATTCTACCTTTGTATATACGCGGCGCGCATATAGCATAATTCATTTTTACTTTAGTAGTATCAGCATAAGGTCTAGACATATTTTCAGCTAGTTCCCATTTTAACATTGTATTAGTTCCTAAAACTTTAGCGCCACTATATACTACTTCTATTGATCTTGAAACTCTTTCAAACATATCATTTTCTGGTGGATTAAACTCATCAGACTTTTCAATAGCCTTCATTAATCCTTGATCTGTTTGCTTTATTTTAAAAACTTGATTATGGTATGTTTTATAATCAAAATATAAAACTTGAACAGTGTTAGCATCATAATCACCCCAACCAGTAATGTATGATTTATTTCCAGGTTGAGCTTGTATTCTTTTTAATTCTTTATCGTCTATATGAGGAAACTCTTTTTTAAGCTCAGATAATGTTATTGCTTTTAATTCACCTACATAGTATATATCTTCAAAATTAGGATCTTCTGTATAAGAATAAACCATATATGCTGGATCAACATAATCTACAGTAATACCATTAGCAGTGTTAAAACTAGTTTTAGCCGCTGCAATACCACAAACAGCTAAATCCATATTTAATCTTCTTCTTACAAGATCGTATTTGTTTTGAGCTAAAACTGTTGATATTGCCTCTTCTTCAGCTATTTCAACACTTTGCTTGTATGATAACTGCATATGTAATTCTAACTCTTCAGCTGATTCAGGTATCACATCTTTATTAGGTGATTGATATAAATCAATACCTAGTGTTTTATTTAAATTATCTAAATATTCACCTGCAACCATGTCTTCATAAATCTTTGAAGCATACTCAGTTCTTTTCTTTATTGACTCAGGATCTTGCGCGTAAGCTTTTATATCATATGTTTTAGAAGATATACCGTTTACTACGATGTCTACAAATTTAGAAAGTATAGGAACTGGTTTCCAGTCTAAGTTAAGGTAAGATAAATCACCATTTATAGCTAATTCATCTTTATATTTTTGTATCGATTGTTCACCTCTAGCATAAGTTCTTAACTGATGAAAGTTATTCCAGTTAGTTAAGTATCTATTACCACTAGTTCTTCCTTGATTAAACCACTCTTGTTCTATAGCTTGAGCAACCTCTTTACCATATTCAAGACTAGCTTTTTCCGCGTCACTTACAACTTGACTTGGAAAAGGACTATTGGTGTCAGTATATATATTCATCTATTCAATTATTTTTGACATTGATCCTTTATTGTTATATTTTTTTATACCTAAATCTACTGGTTTTAAATCTCTTTTAACATTAGGTTTATATCTATGTTTGTTACAAGCCATTAATGCAAGACCAGAACTTATAGAAGCATCATGCGTCGTTCTATTATTTATGTTGAATTTAGCCCAGTCTTCTAATGTTCTTTGAAAATACATATCTCCATATCCATTTTCTTTTAAACCTACAAAATGTTCTATGTAAGTTTCAATAGCTGAAGCATGAGCTTGCTTTATATCTTCACTAGAATTAGGTATACCACCTATTTCTCTTTCAGTTACAGATAACTTATTTCTTAATTTATCAGGTCTGTTCATTGCAAAACCTCTATATCCTCTACGTTTAAAATAGTAGAGTAATCTTGGTTTATTATTTTCTGCAAGTATTGGCATACCATAAAAAACACAAGCCATTAATACATCTTCAAAAAATATTTCTGCTGTTTGAGGTCTAGCTATATATTCTAAGAAAAAATGATTAGGTGGAGCATTTTCCATACTAAACTTAGTTAAACCATGCAAAGATCCATTAGAACCTCTACGATCTACTGTACCTGATATATCATATGGATCACATCCAAATGCACCCATATGTTCATTACCTGGATAATTTATACCGTTTTTAAGGTATCTTCTATTTTGTATTGATACAGGTGGAACCCAAGTTACTAAAAATCTACCATTATTATTAGGAACAAATAAAACTCTAGTATCTTTTTCACTATTTTCCCATTGAAAATTACCTTTTGTTACTTCTATAGAATTTTTTAAATCTTCATTAAAATCTATTTGCTCATAAATCTTAGTTAGATTAAATAAAGATTGTTTTGATTCATCTCTAAAAGCATGTTTAGTTGTTCTTGGAAATTGTCTATAAAATTCATTTAAACCGTCTTGATCGTCTTTTAAACCTTCAACTTCATTTTCCCAATACTCAATAACACCTAAACTTATTTTTTCATTGTGAGGCCCTGTAACCGCTGTTTTCGGTGTTTCGAATACAGGTAATCCATAAGAATCAATGTATCCTTCGTAATTCCATTCCATAGGTATGAACAAACTATATAATCCTGAACGAGTCTGTCCGTTGCTGTTTCTTTTTGTAACATCCGAATCATCGTATAATTTTTTAAAATTTCTTCCGCCTTTATCTAATGAGTTACTAGTTGAACCCATCATACATTTACCTATTACTCTACTACCTAATCTTAATGTCGTCTTGGTGACACGCCAGTTGTTGAGGATGTTGTTGGGCTTTTCCCACTTCCCCGATTCATCATGAACGAGGAGTTTGAGTTTCTCCCCATCGTAGGAGTTATCACCGGTATTTTTCCAGTCGATGGTGGTGTCCAGTCCCTGTAAATCCTCAAGGGTTTCGTCGGGGGCGGCGGTGAGCTTACGTCTGGTATATTTGGTGGCGGGGACACGATAGGCAAGCTCGGTCTTTGGACGGTCCATTCCGTCCTGGGTCGGTTTGAAAAAGAAGGGGTAATTAACTGATATGGGTACCACCTTATCTGTGAACATCTTCTTTGCATCAGGACCGGACTTGGATAATATACCATACCTACTGTCACTTGATATGGTTGCCAAGTTAACCACCTCTCCTGAGGCCATGAAAGAAAAC